CTCCCAGCGATAGGGTTATCATGCGATTACAGATTGAAAGGAAAAATGTTATGGTCGAAAAAGAAAAACGGCTTGGCAATCAGGATCCTACTCAATCGGTAATTCTTCCATTCTCTAAATCCTTATCTGATGAAGCAATTGCGATTTACGAAAAAACCGGTCTGCAAAGCTACCCTTGGCAAAAAAATCTTGTCAAAGATATTATGGCGGTCGATGAGGACGGTTTGTGGGTTCACCAAAAGTTTGGCTACTCCATTCCGCGTCGCAACGGTAAAACGGAAATCATATACATTCTTGAACTTTGGGGGCTGCATCACGGATTAAACATGCTGCATACGGCTCATCGTATCAGCACTTCCCACTCTTCTTTTGAAAAGGTCAAGAAATATCTTGAAAAGATGGGGTTGACTGATGGCGAGGATTTCAACTCAATTAGGGCCAAAGGACAAGAACGTATCGAGCTATACGAAACAGGCGGAGTGGTCCAATTCCGCACCAGGACTTCTAACGGTGGTCTTGGCGAAGGCTTTGATTTGCTGATCATCGACGAAGCTCAGGAATACACCACGGAGCAAGAATCGGCACTCAAGTATACCGTTACTGACAGTGAAAATCCGATGACCGTGATGTGCGGTACACCACCTACGCCTGTTTCAAGCGGAACAGTGTTCACGAAATACCGTGAAACTTGTCTTTTTGGCAAAGCCAAATATTCCGGCTGGGCCGAGTGGTCGGTATCTGAAGAAAAGGAAATCGACGACATTGACGCATGGTATAACTCTAATCCGTCACTCGGGTTCCACCTGACTGAACGTAAAATCGAAGCCGAACTAGGTGAAGACAAGCTTGACCACAACGTTCAACGTTTAGGCTTTTGGCCATCGTACAATCAAAAATCTGCAATTGCAGCAACCGAATGGGATGCGCTAAAAGTTGACAGTTTGCCAGCCTTCCAAGGTAAACTTTTTGCCGGTGTCAAATATGGTCAAGACGGAGCAAACGCTGCGTTGAGCATTGCGGTACATACCGCAGACAAGCGGGTGTTTGTCGAAACCATCGACTGTCAGTCTGTTAGGAATGGCAATCAATGGATCGTTAATTTCCTGAAAACTGCTGATGTGGAGCAAATCGTTATTGATGGGGCTAGTCGTCAGAAGATTCTGGCCGACGAACTCAAAGACTATCACGTCAAAAACGTGGTACTGCCGACCGTCAAGGAAATCATCATGGCCAATTCGATGTGGGAACAGGCGATTTATCAGAAAACGTTGTGCCATGCGGGACAGGCATCACTTAGAAAAGTTGCGACAAACTGTGACAAGCGTAACATCGGGTCAAGCGGCGGTTTTGGTTATCGATCGCAATTTGATGATATGGATATTAGTTTGATGGATAGCGCTCTGCTTGCGCACTGGGCTTGCGCAACACTCAAGCCTAAGAAAAAGCAGAAAATAAGCTATTAAATGCACCGAAATGGTGCTTTTTTTATGCTCAAAATTACCGAACGCGCGGGGAATCGCGGAGAAAGGAGACATTTTGATATGTCAGAATTTAAAACAATTGAAACGCAAGAAGATTTGGATCGTATCGTAAAAGAGCGTTTAGCTCGTCAAAAAGAGAAATACGCTGATTACGATGAATTGAAATCACGCGTGAAGGAATTGGAAGATGAAAACGCAGAACTGCATACTGCTGCTGATGTTTCTGCTAAGGACAAAACCGCACAGGAAAACCAAATTGCCGAATTGCAATCTAAAATTTCCGATTATGAAACGGAAAAGACGAGAACACGCGTGGCTCTGCAATACGGTTTGCCCCTCGACTTGGCCAGTCGCTTGCGCGGAGACGATGAAGAAGCATTGAAACAGGATGCGGAAAATTTGGCGGGGCTCATGCACGCAAATGAGCCAAAAGCTCCGCTTAAATCAACGGAGCCGACAGTAACTGATGATAAAGGCTGGGCGCAGATGACGCGCCAGCTTACAGAACATTAATTTAAAAGGAGAATGATATTATGGTTGATACATTAAAAGGCGGTACAACTTTTTCACCAGAGCTTGTTACGGAGTTGATGTCGAAGGTCAAGGGCTACTCAACCCTTGCAAAACTCAGCGCGCAAACGCCAATCCCATTCAACGGGTCGCAGCAATTTGTTTTTAATTTGGAAGGCAATGCGCAGATCGTTGGCGAAGGCGAAACGAAGAAGCCAGGCAAGGCAACTCTTGAATCTAAGGTCATTCGCCCAACAAAGTTTGTTTACCAGGCTCGCATTTCAGATGAATTTAAGTACTGCTCAGAAGAAAAGCAGATTGATTACCTTCAGGCGTTTAGCGATGGCTTTGCGAAGAAGATTGCGGTTGCTTTTGACTTAGCAGCAATCCATGGCCTTGAACCGAAATCGCTCACTAACGCTTCATTTAAGGCAACAAATTCTCTTGACGGTTTGGTAACTGGCGTTGATTTTGACGCTAAGAAACAGTTCGATGACCAGATTGACGCAATCGTTCAAACGGTTGTTGATGACTATGATGTTACGGGTCTCGCGCTTTCTCCGGCCGCAGGTCGAGCTTTGGCACAGATCAAGGTCAACGGCGTATTGCAATATCCGGAATTCCGCTTTGGTCAAAATCCTAACGCATTTTATGGTATGACGTCTGACGTCAACAAGACGCTAGCAACAAAAGGCGCTACTTCCGAAGACGATTATGTCATTGCGGGCGACTTCCAAAATGCCTTCAAATGGGGCTATTCAGAAGAAATCCCGCTTGAAGTTATCGAGTATGGCGATCCTGATCAGACGGGCCGTGATTTGAAAGCAAACAATGAAATCCTTCTTCGTGCAGAATCGTTTATCGGTTGGGGCGTGCTTGACGCTAACGCGTTTGCACGTATCAAAGCGCCAGCAGCTTAGTCACTATAGATTAGTTTAGGGGGCGGTAGGGTGGCAAACTTCGCAACCATCGAAGATGTTGAAAAATTATGGCGTGTATTAAAGCCGACTGAACGTGAACGGGCGCAGAATCTGTTGGAAACAGTGTCCGATTCTTTGCGCGTCGAGGCGAACAAAGTCGGCAAGGATTTAGATGCAATGGTCGCCGAAAGCGTATCATATGCTAACGTTGCTAAATCGGTAACAGTCGATGTGGTCGCTAGAACACTTATGACTGCAACTGATCAGGAACCGATGACGCAGGTAACTGAAAGTGCGCTTGGGTATTCGTACAGCGGCTCTTTTTTGGTCCCGGGTGGCGGTTTGTTTATTAAAGACAGTGAACTTAGACGCTTAGGCTTAAAAAGGCAACGATACGGGGTGATGAACTTATATGACGAGTAGACTGCACGGAATCACGGTTATACTTGTTGACGAAATGAACACAGGTGAAGATCCGTTTGGTCAACCAATTGTCGAAAAAGCCGAAATTCCGATTGAAAACGTGTTGGTTGCACCGGCATCGACGGATGATGTTACCGCAGAGCTGAGTTTGACCGGCAAGAAAATCGTATATGAGTTGGCGATCCCCAAGGGCGATATCCATGACTGGACTAATAAGACAGTTAAATTTTTTGACAAAAAGTGGAAAACGGTCGGAATTCCGCAAGAAGGAATTGAGGACCTGATACCGCTTGATTGGAATAAGAAAGTGATGGTGGAATGCTATGAGTGATTCTAAATTCGTTCTAAATCGTGCCGGAGTAGCGGAGCTGATGAAATCAGCGGAAATGCAAGCCGTTCTACGGGATAAGGCGACCGCAATCCGCAACCAGTGCGGAGATGGTTATGAACAGGACATTTATATTGGTAAAAATCGTGCGAATGCAATGGTTTCCGCCGAAACCATCAAAGACAAGCGCAGCAATGCCAAGCATAATGTGTTATTAAAGGCGGTGAATGCTGCACATGATTGAATTGATTTTAAAGCAGTATCTGAATGGCGCGTTAGATGTCCCCGTTTTGTTTGAGCATAAAGCAGGCACGGATGTTCCGTTTGTCATCATCGAAAAGACGGGCGGCAGTAGCGATAACCATCTGCAGAAAGCGACCATTGCTATCCAGTCATATGCCGCATCGTTGTATAATGCGGCTTTGCTAAACAATCAAGTTGTGCAGGCAATGAGCAAATTCGACGAAATAGAAAACATCACTGGCGCGCATCTAAATAGTAACTATAACTATACTGATACAGAAACAAAGAATTATCGCTATCAAGCGGTTTTTGATATTAATTATTTACAGGAGGTATAAACATGGCAAATCAACCTAAATATGTTACGTCTGCCAAGCCTAAAGTGGGCGGCAGTATCTATAGCGCACCAATCGGCACGGCACTGCCGACTGACGCAACCACCGCGCTTAATACGGCTTTTAAATGTCTCGGATATGTATCTGATGATGGTGTGCAGAACTCGGATGACCGCAAAACCACCGACATCAAGAGTTGGGGCGGCGACATCGTTAACTCGGTTCAAACCGAAAAAACAGACACGTTTAAATATACGCTGATTGAAGCATTGAACGTTGACGTTCTTAAAGAAATTTACGGTGATTCTAATGTAACGGGCGACCTCGATACGGGCATTACGGTCAAATCGAACTCAACAGAACTCGATGAACATGTAATTGTAATTGAAATGGTATTGCGTAACAACGTGCTCAAGCGCATTGTTCTCCCATCTGCCAAAGTTACGGACGTTGGCGAAATCAAGTATAAGGACGGCGATAACGTCGGTTACGAAACTACCGTTACCTGTTTCCCCGATGACAACTCAAATACGCATTACGAATACATTGTTAAGCCTAAAACGGCAGTTTCAAGAGGTGATCGTTAATGCTGAAGGGTAAAACTAAGACTGGGTTCCAATATGAATTTGATGAAAAAATCTTGAAAAACTATGAATTGGTCGAGTTGCTAGCAGAAGTTGACGATGATCCGCTCGTCTTGCCTAAGATTTTTAAAATGTTATTAGGTGATCGAGTTGAGGAACTTAAAAATCATGTCAGAGATGCAGACGGGGTTGTTGATATCGAGAAGATGCTGACCGAATTTCAAGATATTTTCTCAACTCAAGCTGAACTAAAAAAATAGTTTTCCTTGCCGCGGCAATTGGTATCGATGAAGATGCTTTGGTGTGCGACCTGGCTGAAACGTATGGCATTTACAATTACAGACAGCTACCTGCAGACCGGGTAGCTGTTTTTGCGTATGGGCTGAGGGATGATTCTAGGATAAAAATGGCAATGACTGATACAACGTTGCCGTTAAAAACACTGTTACAAGCCGGCATACTTGACAGGCTGAGCATTCTCATTTGGCAAAAAACGGAGGATGCGCAAACCGGCAAGAACAGGCCAACAAGCGTAGTGGATTTGCTGATGGGCAACACACAAGAGCCTAAGGCCGAAAGTGTATCATTCGCGAGCGGCAAGGAGTTTGAAGAAACACGCAACAGAATCCTGAAAGGAGTGGTAGACAATGGCGACTGAACTTGGTAAAGCGTATGTGCAAATCGTACCATCTGCGCGGGGCATCAGTGATGGGATTGCTAAAGCTGTTGTCCCGGAATCCGCAAAAGTTGGTCATACAGCCGGCGTTAGTTTAGGTTCAAAGTTGGCTAAAGCCGCTTCTGCAGCAATTGCCGCAGCGGGCATCGGAAAAGCCATCGCCGCATCAATTAGTGAAGGTGGCAAACTGCAGCAATCGATTGGCGGTGTCGAAACATTGTTCAAGTCGTCTGCCGGCACGGTAAAAAAATATGCACAAGAGGCATACCGCACAACGGGCGTGTCTGCTAATACGTATATGGAAAACGTAACCAGCTTTGCCGCATCCCTGGTGTCGTCGCTGGGCGGCAATACCAAAAAAGCCGCAAAACTGGCTAACACAGCAATGACAGATATGGGCGACAACGCTAATAAAATGGGCACCGATATGGACCTGATCACGCAGACATATCAATCGCTTGCGCGTGGTAACTATGCCATGCTTGATAATCTCAAGCTTGGTTATGGTGGTACTAAATCCGAAATGGAACGCTTGATGAAAGATGCAGAAAAGCTTACCGGTGAGCACTATACTGTTGGTGATTTTGCTGACACCGTCAAGGCGATTCATGCGGTCCAAGAACATCTGGGCATTACGGGCACAACCGCCAAAGAAGCGGCAACAACCCTTGAGGGTTCGTTCAACTCGATGAAAGCATCGTTTCAGGATGTTCTTGGTAATCTGTCAGACGGGGAACTGGATATCACACCATCGCTTAATGCGCTGGCAACAACCACGTCTAACTTCCTATTTAACAACTTCTTGCCGATGGTCGGCAGAGTGTTTAAGAATCTGCCCGGCGCGATAGGCACGTTCATTCAGGCGGCCGCTCCCAATGTTAAAAAAGGCATTCAAGGACTGTTTTCAAATCTTGGCATTAAAATCGATTTTTCGAGCATTACGTCAAGTTTTTCAAAAATCACAACGGCAATTCAGCCGGTTGTCAACACGATTAAGAATAGCTTCTCACATTTGAAATTCAGCGGATTACAGTCACTTGCCAATGCGATTCTGCCGGCGGTTTCAGCCGGTTTTTCTTCATTCGCTTCAGTCGCAGGCCCTGCTATCAGCGGAGTGGTCAAATCGTTCGCGTCACTGTGGAATGCGGCTCAACCGTTAGTCAGTGTGATTGCCGGTGCGCTTAAACCGGCATTTCAAGTTTTAGGCGCATTTTTGGGCGGTGTGTTCAAGGGTGTTTTGAGTACGGTTAAATTTGCCTTCGATGCGCTCAAGGTTGTTATTCTGGTCATTACACCGATCGTTAAAGTAATCGTTAGCGTGTTCAAAGCATTTTCACCGGTTATTACAACGCTAGCGGGGTTCATTGGTGAATTGATCGGAACTTTCGGCAGTCTCGGTACGGCCGGAAAAGTGATGAAGTCGCTTGTCAGCGGAGCATGGAATGGCATTAAATCGGCCGTTTCAGTTGCGGGCGGTGGCATAAAGAGTGTAGTCAATGCCGTCAAAGCTGCTTGGAATGCATTGGGCAAAGCGGGATCATGGCTCAAGAATGCGGCATCTGGCGCATGGCATGGCTTAGGCAACGTAGTTTCCGGCGTGTCAAGAGGCATTAGGGGTGCAGTAAATGGCGCCAAAAATGCGTTTAGTGCATTTGGCCACGGGGTGTCTAGCATTTCTGGCGGAGTTCGCAACGTTCTCGGCGGGGTCAGGAGCGCATTCAACGGTTTAAGGAACATATCTTTAGCGGGAGCGGGTCGAGCTATCATGCACGGTTTCCTTCGTGGCCTTAAGTCCGCCTGGGGCGGTGTCAAGCACTTTGTAAAAGGTATTGCGGGTTGGATTAAGAGACATAAAGGACCTATCAGTTATGATAAAAAACTGCTGATTCCGGCCGGTAATGCGATTATGTCCGGCTTGAATGGCGGATTGGTTTCCGGCTTTGAAAACGTCAAATCAACCGTTTTAGGCATGAGCAGCACCATCGCAGACACGTTGACGTGTAATCCGGTTGCCGCAATTACTGCAACTGGAAACGTTGCCCCGGGCATGGCCACCGCTAGCGCTACACCAGTTGTAATCAACTTAACGCTTGGAAACAGTGATTTTTCTGCTTTTGTTGACGATATCTCAAAAGCGCAAGGGGCTAAAGCGCAGTTCCAACGCAATTATAAATTCTAAAAGGAGGGGTTAGATGAAATCTCAAGTGGCATTTAGTTATGGCGGTCAGTGCTTGGATAGTAGCGTAGATGGGTTCATTACGCTTTCGGTAACTGGCAGAGGCGGGTTCACCCGTGCAGTAACTGCTACGGATTTAGCCAGCGATGGCGCCAAATATCTGAGCTCGCGTTTAGAGTCAAAAAAGCTGACGATTAAGTTTTTTCTTAAATCCGTCAGTCTGGCTGATTTGATGGCCAAGACAGGCAAACTCAAACAGATTACTGCAGCTAAGAATACTACCGTTTCATTTGCCGATGATCCGCTGTATAAATACGTGGGCACAGTGACATCGGTTACGCTTGACGATACTACGCTACACCCGACAGGTTCAATCGAAGTTACACTGAGTGACCCGTATTGTTATTCAATTGCACGGCAAAAAACAGGCACTGGCGAAACGGTTGCTTTTGCCGATTACGACAGTGAATTTCCTAACATCCCTCTTTCGGTTGAATTTACGCCCAGTTCAGCCATTTCTTCTTTTCAGATGACAAGCAATCAGGGCAAAAAGTTTTTGCTCAACCAGGCAGTTTCGGCCGGAAAAAAGATAGTAGTTGATTTTAGAACGTTGTCATGCACCGTCAATGGTGCAAACGTATTGTCGAGCGTATCGCTTAACAGCAACTTCGCCGATTTTACGATCGATAAGAATACGACGCTGACGTTTAACTCAAGCGGTGAATATACGGTCAGATTCGAGGTGAAAAAATTGTGATTTTGTATCAGTTAGATAAGAAACAAGCCGTCATCGGCATAGCATCATCAGATATTTTAAGCGCAACTTTTGAAGAACAGATTAACACTGCTGGCAGTTTGAAATTTACCGTTGCCAAAAAATTGCGTGATGACTGTCTGTACGTACTGTTCCAACGGCCGAACGCGACAACATACATGTGCTTTAAAATCTTGACCGAAACTCAAGAAGATAATCAGGTCAGTTATACCGCGGTTGAATCGGCATATGATGAGCTGGGAGCATACTCATACATCAAAGATTTGCGACCGCAGAATCGGACTGCAAAAGAAATGCTGACGCAGATTCTTGCGCAAACCCGGTACTCGGTCGGCTATGTCGCTGACACCGGCCGGCAGACCACCAATTTTTACTACACGACCGTGTTGGCCAGTCTGCAGAGCGTGGTTAACCTGTTTAACCTAGAAATTACATTTGACGTTGTTTTTGACCCGATTGACAATCAGGTCAAAAGGCGATTGGTTAACCTGTACACTCAAATGGGATCCAGAACCGGACGGAGGTACGAGTACGGCGATAAGCTGCTCAGCGTAACATGCGAACAGTCCAGTGACACTCTGGTAACTGCATTAGTTGGTCGAGGATCGAGCGTGCAGGTCAGCGAAGGAACAGACGGAAGCCCTGACGGTTATAGCCGGAAGATAACCTTTGCCGACGTTGTTTGGAAGAAATCGGCGGGCAATCCGCTTGATAAACCGGCAGGGCAAGAATACCTTGAAGACCCGGCTGCAACGGCCGCATATGGCTTTTCTGACGGCAAACCGCGAATCGGCTTTGTCGAATTTGACAAAATCAATGATAAAAATTTATTGATAAAGGCAACGTATGACAAGCTGCAAGAACTCAAACGGCCTAAAGTGTCGTTTAAAGCGTCAGTTACTGATGTTGGCAATCTGTCACTGGGCGATACCGTTGCGATTATCAGGCATGACTTAAAAATAGAGTATTCCACGCGCGTGTATAAGGTCACTCACGATTTGCTCAATGCGCAAAACAACACGATTGAGTTGGGCGACGATTTTCAAAAAGCAAGTATCACGTCAACGATCAGTGCAGTTCAAGATACGGTGCAATCTGCTAAAGAGTATTCACAGTCCGCTCTGCAGTCGGCAAACGGCAAGAATACCAACTTCTATGGCACTAGTCAACCATTGTATGCCGTCGAAGGCGATTTGTGGTACAAAGACTTGAGCAATGGCGAAACTGAAATGTACCAATATCAGAATGGTAACTGGGAACTGATTACGTCGACGGCAGAGCTGCATAACACGCAGAAGGAAGTTGACCAGGCCATCAAAGATTTCAATGCACAGTTCAAGGAAATCGATGATAAGTACGTTCCTAACGAGACTTACCAGACTGAGAAGCAGGCTTTTTCCACGGCCGTGACTAAAGCCTCGGAAACGGCTCAAGCGGCAAAGGCAACTGCGGATACTGCTTCGGCAAATGCAACGGAGGCTAGTAGCGTTGCTGCCGAAGCACGCACTAAAGTTGATGACGTTGCTAAAACCGTGACAAAAAACGGCAAAGCAATTGGAGAAATCAAGTCAGATGTCAGTGGTGTAAAAGCCACGTATGCCACGCTCGATGGCAAGGTAACGTCAGCATCGGCCCGAGCGGGTGCTCTGGAAGCAGCACTGAGCGACGGAAAAGGCGGGTTGATCAGCGTTAAAGCTGAAAATAATCGTATTGAATCCCTTATTGATTCTAAAGTCGATGGTAGTGAGTACAACACGTTTAAGCGACAAACGTCAACCGAACTCAGCCAAAAAGCCAATAAAACCGATTTGAATGGGTATGTGACAAGCACGCAGTTTAAACAAAGCGCTGACAAAATCGAAACAGTAGCTGCTGACGTTAAAAACGTTAAGACCAAAGCTGAAAACATTGAAAACACGATGAAATCGACAAGCTTTGCCAACAGCGTGGTTAAGGCAAGCGGAATTGATATGAAAGTAGCCGGTTATGATACTACAATCAGGAAGCTGATCGGTAAGGATGGGACAACCGGTGATTTGAACACGCTGGTATCCGCCTATAGCAATGAAACCAGTCAAACAAAAAAGCAAACAACTAACTTGATCAGTGCGCTTGACTACAACACATCGACTGGATCTTTTGGCAGCGGATTTGCCAAAAAAGTTGCTGATGCATACGGTACAACTGAATCATATAAGTCGCTTAGTGGAAAAATCGACAACTTGCAGATTGGCGGAGCAAATCTGTTGGACGATACGGCGGGACCGTGGAAAAAAGTAGGTATCGGTAAGGATTATACCGATGCAAAGATTTGGATGCTGAACACTCAGCTGCAAAGTACTACTATCACGGTATCGTTTGACTGCAGAGCAAACACAAGCAAGAGTTTTTACTGCTTTTTCTTCGGAAACGACTATAATGCTAACGGCAGAGTAACGAGCGCATGTAACTCTCAAGGTTGGGTTAACACCAGTATAAAAGAAGACGGTATGGTCCCTATTAAACCGTCAACGGTATGGGGGCGTGTATGGATAAGATACAACTTGTCAAAAATTCCGCCTGCCGGCACTAAAAGAATGCTTATCGGGCGTTTGTTTAGCGACCATGCTACTAGCGATTGGCTAGAAATCCGAAACGTCAAGTTGGAATCCGGCAACAAAGCTACAGATTGGTGTATGTCGGATAATGACGTCAACAAACGCATACAGGACCAGGCTGACGCACTGACTGCATATCAGGCAGAAGTCAAGCGGACATACGCATTGTCATCGTCGGTTTATACCAAAACGGAAACGCAAACTAGAGAAAACGCTCTTAAAAATTCAACCATCAGTGACTTGAAAGCTACTGACGACTGGAAGAAATTGATTAAGATTAATCAGAACTCAAGCTGGATCCAAGACGCAACTGGTTTCCAACAACAAGCGTGGAAATACAATCTGGATTCAAGCGGTCAACTCATCGGCAAAAAGAGTTTCGGAGACGGAAACGTTGGAGAGTGGACGTGCAATGACTATAAGACAAAAGCTGTTATCAGCAACGTTAGCAGCTACAATGCATATGGATATACCAAGTGCATTTGTACAACTAACGCCAATGACCTGTACTGGAATGTCGATTGCAAGGTAAATCCTGGCGACAAGTATTATGTAGAATTGTTAGTCCCGAACTTTTACAGTGTGCATGGCGGGCGCGCAATAAACGTTAGGGGTCTCTTTAGGTACACTAAAGACGGAAAAACCGCTTGGCAAACGGGACCATCTGGTCAAGTTGCAGGCAATACTACTGGGTGGATTAAAGGCATCATAACCGTGCCAGACGGCATCACAAGCGTAAAGCCATGCATATCAGTCAAAGACGGTGGGGTTACCAGCGCTGTCCATCTGACATATGCCAGCTTTACAAAGCTTGATGATTACACTCAGTCGAACATGACGTCAATCAAGCAGTCATCAGACGGTATCGGATTAAAAATTGCCCAACTCGTCGGGGGTTCTGACATATCGAAAATCGACATGACTAGTGCGGCAGTCAAAATTGATTCAAAGCATATCCTGCTGAACGGCGATGTTGCGATTGACGGGACGACTTTCGCAAAAAAGATAAAAGCAACTGGTATCACGGCCGACATGATGCTGGCTGGCACTATCGATGCAGCCAAAATCAACGTCATTAACATTGATGCGTCGAAAATAACCACCGGCACGCTGACGGCTAAAATTGCAAAGCTGATGGGCAGCAACAATTCATGGATGTCAATAGACGGGTCAGGAATACACGCTGAAGGTGGTACAGCCGCTAACAAGGATCAGTGGACATTTGATATTGGCAGCGCAGGGTATCGTATTAAGCGCCAAGAACAAAAATCGGGTGATTATCGTTGGACGGGTGGATTAGTTTATGGCCAAAATGTGGCAAACACGAATTTGAACGGACTAGGATTGGTAGTCTGCCCAAGTAGCAGCGGCGGTAATGGGGATGAAATCTCGATTGGCAAGGTTGTTAAAGGTAATTTTGACGGCGGTTATGAATGGAGCCCTTCGATGAAGTGGTCTGCGACAGGTTATGGAGGTTTCGGCTCAGGCTTTCACTGGTACGATACGTGCACATTGGAAAATGACAAAGCACGCACAATTTATACGGGAGGAAAGGATCCCTTCTATATCAGGAACATACGCTGGGGTAACAGTGGCTACTATTATCCATCTATACAGGTTGGTTACAACGAAAATACTAAATCATCATCGGGAATCGCATTTCGTTGGGACGACATAAAGCCGTGGGGAACTATGAACATGGAAAATGTGGAAATTTCTTGTGGCGCTTCTAACAAGCTGAGATTTACGTGGTGTCAGTGGTCCAACTGGTATCAGCAATGGAAGATACCTGCGATTTCCAATCGAGTTTCACCGACATCCGGGATTGCCTTTGCTTCAGGCGGAATCCGAGAGTTTGCCGGGTCCAAGGTTCGCGATTTATAAAATAGGAGGAAATAATATGGCTTTGAAAAAAACAATTGTTCTTACGGATACAATCGAAAATGCTAACGGCGACGAAATTGCCGAAATGCAAACATACCTAACGGGGGATGGTAGCACACCTGTCATTAGGACGATGGGGTTATCAGAGCCGATTGGTTATTCTGATGATGGCAGGGCTATTTTGCCTGAACAAGATGATAAGGTTATCGAGAAACGTCAACAGGAATTTATGGCAGCCGCCATCGGGGAACAAAAAACATTGTGTAAAGAGAATGGCATCGATCCGTCATTAGTTAACATTATTGGAGCAGAAAATAAGGAGGATAAGTAATGGATACTGAAAAACTACAAAAAATCATCAGCAATCTTGCAGCCGAAATTGGTAATCTTAATATCAAATTAGCTAACTTGGCAGTTGAAAATGAAAAATTGCAACAAATGGTAGCAGAAGCAAATCAAAAGAAAGAAGAGGAGTAGCAATGGCACTTACAAAGCAGAAAACAGTCAACCTTTCTGGAGAATCAAGAATAGGAGATGAATTGGTGGCACGTTTTTCGGCGCAAGTATCATCTAATGATGCGTTGAGTCAAGATATCGTTACAACAATTGCCAACGTTGATCTTTATCGCAAGAATTCCAAAGCTGTAAGAGATGATGCAAATTCGTTCAGAGAATTTGTTTACTCTGTGCAAGACCAGGTTTACTCAGAAACTGAAACAGAATAATAACTATAGCGGTGGGGGGGTAGGATAAAAAAGGAGTGATTAAATGTTGCATATAGAATATTTTAAACATTTGTCGGCACTGATTGATAACCCCGTGTTCTTTGCGTTTTTCCTAGCGGTTCTAATCGACGTCATGACGGGGTTTGTCAAATCGTTGGTCAATAAGAAGACAACGTCCAGTAAGGGAATCGGCGGACTTATCAAGCACTCGACTTTGTTGTTGATCGTATGTATGCTATATCCGTTCTGTGACATTTATGGAGCAAGCGGGATGGCCGATACGCTTTTGATTTTCTACATCCTGTTTTATGCGATTTCCATCACGGAAAATTTAGGCCAAATGGGAATCCCGATTCCGTCTTGGCTTAAAAAATACATTTATAAGTTATCCGATGACTATCGAGGTGATGACGATGAAAAGTAAAATCATGTTGGGCTTTGCCGTATGTGCAGGGCTTTTTTTATGCGGTCAAAACGCGCAGGCAAGCAGAGCGCAGGGGACGGATTTATCGCGGTATCAAGGGTATACGGCCGTTAAAGGTCAAGCCAGTGACGAGTTCGCCATTTCGCAAATCGGCGGTATCAATGCTAACGGAATCTACACACAGGCCACCTACCAGGCACAGGTCGCTACTGGGATTGCTCAAGGGCTAAGGATGCACACGTACATTTGGTATCAGGTCGGCTCTGACAAGCAAGCGGCTAAGCAGTGTATGGATTATTTTTTACCACGGATTCAGACGCCTAAAGGTTCAATCATAGCATTGGACTATGAAGATGGGGCTTCGGCAAGTGTGTCGGCCAACACTGATGCAATTTTGTACGGTATGCGACGTATATCTGATGCAGGCTACACACCAGTGTACTATTCATACAAGCCATATACACTAGCACATGTCGATTACAAGCGGATTTTAGCTGAGTTCCCTAGCTCGCTTTGGATTGCTGCATACAAGGACTACAGTATCACCACTACACCGGACTACGCGTACTTTCCAAGCATGGACGGTGTGGCACAGTGGCAGTTCACTAGCATGTACAGGGCCGGCGGGCTCGACGGTAACGTTGACCTGATGGGTATCACGCAAAACGGCTACCGTAAAGGGGACGCAAACAAACCGGTCAGCAAGCCAACGGCCGTCAAACAGGGCATCAAGGCAGACAACACGCCCAAAAAAGATATTTCCACAGGCTTCACCGTCAAGGTCAACTTCAGCGCCCACAAGTGGTCAAGCGGCCAGTGCATCCCGTCATGGGTCAAAGGCCGCATGTACCCGGTTGTGCAAACAGGCGGTGACCGTGTGCTGCTAGGCGGCATCATGAGTTGGATCAACAGAGCTGACGTGGAAATTCTACAGACCGCAAAGCAAGCAACGCAAACAAGCGGTACCTACACGGTGCAGAGTGGTGATTCTTGGTGGTCAATTGCTACCCGTCACGGTATGTCTATGTATACGTTGGCGGCACGCAACGGTAAGACTATCTACAGTATGCTTCACCCAGGCGACAAGCTGACGATCAGCGGTCAGACTGCCACACGTGCCTACACTATCAGACGTGGTGACACTTTGAGTGGCATTGCTAGCCGGCTTGGCGTATCGGTAAGCTCATTGGCCACACGTAACCGCATCGGCAACATTAACTGGATCTATGCAGGTCAACGGTTAAGCTACTGATGTACGAAAGTGTACGAAAAACGTATGCTATAAACTACTGATGTACGTAATTATGTACGCAAATGTGCGAAAGTGTACGAAAATGATGCATATAATTAACATATGCTCTACAGAGTAAATGTATAGGAATGTATTTTGCCGGTATAATATAGATGAAAAATAACATACAATAGCTTCGTAATCCCTCGTGCTGAACGGGGGATATTTTTTTGTGCAAAAAAATAAAGGCTCTGCCAAAATACAGAGCCTTGTATTCAAAATATTGCATAAAAATTCTTTTTGAGAATCGGTCAAAAGCGCTGTTGTTGCAATTGAAACGGTTGTTGCAATGATGTTGCAATCGGTCGTCAAAAGCGGCGGTATTATAGCAATGATAACCCCGATCACCGGTATCAAAATTTATCGTTAAATTGCTTAAACCCCGTTTTGACGGGGTTTTTGTTTTATAGTTAGCGTTAATTTTCGTTAAAAATCGTGAAGTTGTTGGCCAATTGTTGTCCGTAAGCGGTCATTAAATAAGCGTTCTTCATAAACCTCCGATATCTTAGTATGCTTTAGACATCAAGTATATCGGAGGTTTAAATATGAAATTGGATGACGTCGTGGAAGTCAACCTTGTTGACCGAAGCCATAAAGAAACATATCTATCGGTCAGTGAAATGGCTGCGAAAATTATTACGGAAGATGTTGAAATCCGAATTTACAACGGAGCTTCGAGAGAGATTCTCAAAAATTTGAATAACTATCTTTAAACTACGCCTTGGGCCAAGAAATGAATATTCTGAACATCTTTGAAAAAGGATATTTTGAATTGTCCAACAACAGCGCAGAGCGCGCTGTCAAAGAGAGCGTGATGGGGAGAAAAAACTGGCTGTTTTCATCAACTTTTGAAGGCGCAAGGGCTAATGCCGCTGGTATATACGGCCAAACTTAATCAGTTGGATCCTGAAAAATACTTGAGAAAAGTATTAACGAAGATTACCAACATTGAGGTATTTGATCCTGAAAGGTTACGCCATCTTCTCCCATGAAACATCAATCTTAACTCGTAAATAAGAAAATAAAAACGATGCATACGCAATAACCTGAGATAATGATACTATCTCGGGTTATTTGTGTACATACCGCTGTTTTAACGACCGCTTACCACGAAGCAGCCGTTGCTGAACTAAAAAGTCTGGCTCTTTAGGAATACAGTTGTAGCAAGAGAAAGCACTTCTTCAAGCAACTGCTACAGTGTCTGGTGAAACATCTCGTGAATATCAGAATCAGAAAGCTAAAGCAGTTGCTATTATGTAAGCTGATGGTGAGAAATACTCTTTAAAATACGGCAAATCACAAAAAGACATTGCTGATGCTTATCTTGAACTTGTGAAACGCGGATATACAAGCAAGCAGGCAATAGGTTCAATGAATACTGAGTTGCAAGGCTCGATTGCTTCAAGTGATGAGTTTTCTGATGTTGTTGAAATTGCGTCGCAAATCTTTGAAGGCTTTGGAATGACGGTTAACAAGAACGGGATACTACACAAATGACGGCTAGAACTAAAAAGGCGGTCAATTCGTTAGCATATTCATCTGACGTAACATCAACATCGTTTCAGTCTCTAGGCATAGGAATGTCTTACGTTTTCAGCAACTGCACATCAAACCGGATTCAGTTTGACGGAAACGGCAAGTGCAATGGGCGTTTTGAGAAACAATGGTTTGGAAGCGGACAAGGCTTTGGTAAAACTGGCCGCTTAGCGAGAAATTGCTTTGCAAAACAACCTTGTTAATTTGGGGAAGGCTAAATCATGATATAATAATCTCGAGATGATAAACGTTTTTACGGAGGTGATAGCATGTACAAGTGGAAGAAGGGCGATGGTAAGACAATGGTGGCTCTTGTAGTCGCCTGCGTAATTGGTTCAGTCGCAGGCTTTATTTGGGGCATATGCGATTTACCGTCGATTGATGATATTTTTAAAAGAGCTGCTGAATTTGCATTAATATTCATTTTTCTTGCTGTCTCCGGCGTAATTTCGTTTATAAATAGGTTATTCAAATGACATGTTGATCCCGAGCCAAGCCCGTCAGAAACGGCGGGAAGGTGTAACGACTAGAAAAAGTAAGCTAAAAATCAAGCGAGTCTCTGAAGGCTCGCTTTTTTCATGCGGAAATTTCCGCGAAAGCAAAGCTCCTTGAAAATGGTATAATAACGATAGATATAATGAAAAAACTACTGAGGTGAGTGATAAAGATGAAATTATATAAGCCGCAAAAGGGTGAAGTCAAAAAAATGTTTATCGATATCCTTGGAAGTGCAGTGGTAGCAGTCATCCTAGTTGCGCTGGGTGTACCGTCTATTAGTCAAATAATAGATGGCATTGGTAGTATTTTCTTTGTTTTTATTATTTTCTCTATTGGTGGATTTATTTCATTTATCGGTTGGTTGTTCAAATAATTTTGCGAGTCCTTACAGACTCGCTTTTTTAGTACCATAGGAAAAGCGATATTCTGGAATACAGGAAAATCGTTGATGTTTTAGGGGTAGAAAAATCACCCATTTCGTTGGATGAATTTCAAGATTTGAAGTATAATGACGTTGAAAGATACAAGGAGTTAAAAGACCGTGTCGTTTGGAGTGAAGCTAAGTTTCCAAGCGAAAAATCTTTAAATGAGCATTTTGAGAAACATGCTAAAGAATTTGTACAAAGTATGACCAAGGAAGATTACCAGAAAGCTGCTGCAAGTCTGTTGTCACAACCAGTTGATGATGCTACTGTCGGTTACGAAACCGAGGAAGGTCGGAGAGTAAGATATGATAAAAAGAACAATATCATGGCTATCGGGAATTGCACCACTAGTGGTAAAATCAGAATCAATACAATGCTGCGACCAGAAAAAGGAGAAGAATACTACAATGAAAATTACGACAGAGATTATAATGGTTGATGGAGAAGAATGTATCCATTGCCCTGTTTGTGGAAGACTAGTTCAATTGTTCGACGTCTGTGAATGCAATTGGGAAAATACAGGCGAAACAAATATTGATGGTGGTCCCAATAAAATGACGTTAGCAGAAGCTAAAGAGGCTTATGCTAAAGGCTTAGAAATTTATTAAAAGCACACTAACAAACAAATAGGTTAGGGTGCTTTTTTATACCCAAAAATAGGAGTAAAAAATGATTAACACATATTAAAGGGTTTAAAAATCTTTTCAAAGATTAACACCTCCTAGCGATAGGGTTATCATGCGATTACAGATTGAAAGGAAAAATGTTATGGTCGAAAAAGAAAACGGCTTGGCAATCAAGATCCTAATCAATCGGTAATTCTTCCGATGCACTATTGAATATGATCCAAAGACTGGCAGAAGACAAAATTCATGGTAAAAGAAGCGGTACCGGTCAGATTGGTCTTAACTTGAACGGCGACGTAAAATGAATATTGATATTCGGGATAACAACAGGAAAAGCGATATTCTGGAATACAGGAAAATCGTTGATGTTTTAGGGGTAGAAAAATCACCCATTTCGTTGGCTGAATTTCAAGATTTGAAGTATAATGACGTTGAAAAGTATGAGAAGTTAGTAGACAAAACATTTATTCAAAATAAATTCAACGCTGGCGAGTGGTTAGATAAAGTTAATTCTGAAAAGTAAGCACGGCATATTCAATCGACGGTAGAAAAAGGCAAGAGCTATTTCTTTGACGATATAGATGTTGAAGCTTTGTATGATAAATACAAGACGACTGGGCGTTTGAGAAAAAATCGAGATGGTTCACGAACTTTCAAGGAAAATATCAATTTACCTGTTGGACAACATTTAGGAATTGATATTTATACTGGGAAGGAAATCAATGGCATGACAATTCATTACAGCAAGACGGGCGTTCACATCGTCCCACTCTATTACAAGGAGAAATAATCATGAATTTATTGCAATACAATAATCAAAGGATACTTTTGGTGGATATAGATGGAAAATCTTGGTCTGGTATGGCTTATTACTGTGATGCAGATACCAATGAAACTGAAGAGGATGCTTTAACTGTCAAGGTTGGTTCTGATTACATCGAATTTCTTGAGTCTGATATCCAGTCTGTAAAAATCAATTAACAAGGCACTTAATTTTATTAGGTGCTTTTCTTATGCTTAAAGAAAGGAGAAGCTATGTTAGAAAAAGCAAAACAATTGGCAGCACAAGAATTTTCGCGACTTTTAGGTCGTGAAATTAAAGTAGAAGACTGCTTTGTAGTTTGGTTTAGCAAGACTCTACAAAACTGGAAAGCACTTGTCAGCACAAATGCAATTTCATCGAATGAAAAGTGCGGCGATTATGCAGAAGTCACGCACAATGGAGATAAGGAAGAAACTTATGTAGATGTGTACGCTAAAGTTTCCAATCGCGTTATCAAAGATTAGGAGGTGATCCGATACCTCCCAGCGATAGGGTTATCATGCGATTACAGATTGAAAGGAAAAATGTTATGGTCGAAAAAGAAAAACGGCTTGGCAATCAGGATCCTACTCAATCG